AGCCGGTCGCGTGCGGTTTCATTTTCGCCGGTGTCACTCCACTCGGTCCCGTCGAACTCCCAAACCGATACCTCCGCCTCTTCGCCTTGCTCTAGCGTTTCGTCCAGCTTGCCCCAGGCCGCTTGTATCGTGGTGCCACCGGCGGCCCGCACGCCCAGCCACACACGCGGACCCTCTGGCCCGTTCGTGACGTTGACCGGGTGCGAACCTTTGATACGCCCAAGCCTGCGCACTTCCGCCAGCAGCGCGTTGAACATATCCGCCGTTACCGGCTGGCCCTTGGCGACGGATTGCGGTAGCTGTGGCATTAGCCGAATTGGAATAGCGAATCAAAACTCGTTGTCTCGTAAAGTTTGTTGTTGTCGGCATCGACCACGAACTCCCAGCCCGCGTTGCCCGCGGGTTCGGTGCGGTATTGCTTGCGCCAATCTTCGCTGCGCGTTTTGAAGTGATAGCCGATTGTCCACAATGCCGTATCTTGAAGTTGGAACATGCGCCGGCGTGAGGCACCCATGAAAAGTACGTGCCCGGCCGCGTGGCCCATAAAGGTACTGCTGTTGACCTTGCCTTTTTTGTCCTCGATTGCGGACCACGGCGGCACGGGAACGCGCGACCACGTAAGTTGAAAGTCCTCGCTTCCGATCTGTATGCCGCCGTTGACCTCATCGGGCAGTTTGTTGGCCTCGGCAAACGTGCCCCAATACAATTTGTTACCGGGTAGCGTGAGGAACTCGCTAGATACTTCGCTGCTAAACTCTAGGTAGGTCCCTTCCGGTACGTCGGGCTTATCGGGCGAGTTATCCTCGCTGCCGGGAAACGGTTTATAGTCAACCGTGAAATGGGCCAGCGTGTAGTTGTTCTCGCCGCCGCTGATGCCAAAGGTTTGTGTTGTCGGTGCCTGCTCGCCACCGCCGCTGTACGGCTGGCAATTCACGTTATCCGCGATGTAGTTCGGCAGGCCGATGTAACCTAGGTTTGCCGGGGCAGTCACTAAAATCGACGTGCCCCCATAGTTAATCCACCGGCCCCACAAGTCCCAAAAGAACGTGAAGCGGTCGGACCATGCGCAGGTAAATTCGCGGTGGTAGCTCACGTTCCCATCGCGGGAAACGGCGAATTTCGGGCTACCCAACAGTTCTTCAAAGCTGGCTGGCATGGAAATTTACTTGCAAACGTGGGGGCGGGTGGTTATTGTGTGGGCATGGCAAAAGAATCTTTCGACCCATCGTGGCTTGACCTTGCGCCGGATAAACTCTCCGGCGGAGACACACTACAGAAACCAAAACGCAGCGAGCCACCGCCCGCGCAGCCTGCACCGGCCATCGACAACAAAGCGTTGCGGTCGCTGTCCGAATCGGCGGCTGAATCGGCGTTGTGGTTGCGTCGCATTTTCTTTTTGTTGATCGTGCTAGGCGTTGTCGTGCCAATCGCTTTTGCGCTGCTGTCGAGTGTCGGTAGTGCGCTAAATGCTCCGATCAAGGAAGTGCCGAAAGTGAACTATCGCTAGCCAAAAATCGCTTGGGTGGAAGTGTTTTTTATGTCGTTCAGCGTGCCGTGAATCGCTTCGAGCGTTACCAGTTGTTTTTTCGGAACCGGGTCTTCCGCGTTGACCTGTTGCTGGATGCTCTTGGATAGTTGGTCCAGCGCCATGAATTGCGGCGATTGCCGCACTTGCTTTTCTTCCTCTCCGGCTTGTTCGTCGAACTTACTAAAAAGCCGGTCGCGTGTTTGTTCGTCGATCTCGCCCGCGCGAAACGACCTTTCAATATCTGTGGCTTCGCGGGCAATCTTTTCTTCGGGTGTTTCGGCTTCCAATCGAAACTTGTCGCCGCGTGCCTTTGCTTCCTCTTCCATTTTCTTTTGGCGTGCCTGCGCTTCGGCGAATGCTTTATCTGCCGCTTCCCATTCCGCTGTTTGCTTTTCTAGTTCGGCGTTGACACGCTCCGCATTCTTTCGCTGATCTTCCTGTGCGTTAGTTAAATCTGCCGCTTGCTTGTTGGCTGCCTGTAATGCCCGCTCTGCATCAATCCATCGCGCCACAATTTGCCCCTGAATTGGGGGGAGTTGGTTGAGATACTCAAACACCTCCTCTTCGTTTTGCGGGTTGATTAAATCGCCGCCGCTGCGCAGGGTGGCGCTAATTCCGAAATCGGCATTCTGCCCCATGATCGTTTGCGCTTGCTCGCGTAATGGCACTAGCTCATTTTTCAGCCCAGCTTGCGCGGCGGCAAACTCTGTTGAATTAAATCCCTTTTCTGCCGCCTCTTTCGCTCGCTCGGCTGCGCTGGCCACGCCTTCCCATTTCTGCCTTAACTCTTCGGCAGCCTGCGCTGCCTGCTGGGTGGGTGTTGGCATTCCCATCAACGTGGAGAGAAAACCCTCTGCAAAACTGTTTGCGTCGTTCAGGCCAGCCACAACGCTGCTTACCAGTGTTTGGCCAAGGCCGGTTAGAAGATTGCCCGCCCCCACACCCAGCGAAATTTTCAACAGCGTATCAAAACCCTTCAGCTTATCCGTCGCCGTTTTAAGCGAAGATTCCACGCGACCGATGCCCGCGATAACCGGGTCGGTGTTAGACTTCATTTCGACGTATGCTTCGGCGAGCTTGAACGCCATCACACCACCTAAAGTAATCGCCGCATTGCGTTATCAATCCACGCGTCACGCCGCGCCTTGAACCGCTCGCGTATCGACGCACCTTGCCCCGGTTCTACCTTTTTCGTCGCGCCTTTGTCGGGCAGTTCGCACCAGTAGGTAAGCACCTGCCCCATCGTCATTTCGCCAATCTGTTGCGGCGTCCAGCCGTATGCCTCACTCAAGCCGCGGAAGATTGCTCGCCAAGGTGTTGCTCTACGTCGGCCGTCGCTTGGCTCACCGTCCGACTCACCGAATTTCCCGCAGGTACATCCTGCCGCGCCACGACTCGCGCTTCCTCGATCGCTTCGGCCTGTGCTTGCTCCATCAAAACTTCGGTGCCTTCCAAAGTGATTTCGGGATGATTGCGACGCAGCATCAACCACGTTTCAAACCGCTTCCCTTCGGGTGTGGCGAACCAGCGGAGAATTTCGTAGTGCGCCGGGAACGGCCATCGCTCCGCGTCGAACGCCAATTCAAGCAGTGCCCGCCGGTCGGCATCGGCCAGCCGCGGCAACTGCTCTTTGGCTAGGTCCAGCGGCTTGGCTTTGCGGGCCTGCACGACTGCGCCCGCTTCGGCCCAATCGTTGACGCGCAGCGGCGACAAGTAGTACGTTTTGCCGCGCACCTCGAAAGCGGTGCGCACCGGCGTAAGTTCGAGCAGTGCATCCACGAATCAAACTCCTATGGGTAGGTAGCCAAAGTCGGCGCGCCGTTCTGCGAGAAGTTCGCCGTCATGCGCACCAGGTCGCCGTTGTCAACGTCCACGGCTTCGCTAAGGCTGTCGATCACCGCCGGCACGCTGTGGTTTTTCGTGCCATCCTCGTACAGCAAGAGCGTCACACTCTCGCCCACGTTGATGATTTGCGCGGCGGCACTGTCGCGCAGGAACTCAATCGTGCCGGTGCCGTCCTTCACGCCCAGCACCCGCTTTTTGTGCCCCGCCGTGCTGTTGCTGGCGTAGCTGGGGTTATTGCTGGTTTGATTCCAAGTCCACTTCAACACGTCGGCAACGTCGGTATTGACGATGCGTACTTTGCCGTTCTTGCCGCTGAATGGCGTTCCCATGATTTATCGCTCCATGAAAAGGTTAGTTACGCGCTGGTGCCCCAGATAACAATTTTGTAGTTGATGGTGTTCGCGCCTGGATTGCGGATACGCAGAATGTCGGCCGATGAATTCGTCACGGCGTAGCCATCCTCCGGTGCGGCCAGCAATAGCGTGCCATTGGCCCGCACTTCGATCTTGTCGCCGGTTGCGCCGAACGGCACGTTCCACTCGTTGCCACCGCTGCCGCCTATCTCCAAATCGTCGCCAGCCGTGGTCGAAAGATTGATAATCAGCAGCCCGCGCACCTTGGCGAACGTCTTGGTGACGGTCGAACCGTAAATACTTTGTGTAAGTGCGGTCAGGTCCAAATCGTCGTTGGTTGTGGCCGCCAGCGCCCGTGTATCGTGCCAAATCACGTCGGCCAGCCCCGCCGTGGTGCCATCGGTCAGTGAATCGGAATACGTGACGCTCGAAGCATCGACCACGTTGGCCAAATCGAGTGCTTCGATCAGCGACCAATCGCAGGTTGCTTTGACGTTGAGCGTTAAGGTGTCGGCCATGTTTTAGGTTCCTGTGTTTTGCAAAAGTCGATAATCAAAATCGACGGTTCCTAGCCAAACTGCGCCCGCTTCGCCGTCCATCGCCTCTTCGTAGTTGTCCGGCCCCGGCCTCATATCGAGTACCTTGCCACGCGACCAATCGAAGCCCGCCCGGTTGAAGTGCGATAAAATCTCCGCTCCGATTTCCTTGACCTCGCTCAAAGTTCCGGCCACTAACTGAAACATCAAAACGCCGTTGATGATGATGTTGCCCGCACTCGTGCGCGTCACTTGCTGCTTGTCGCTGGTGCGCAATGAAACGTATGGCTTCGCCGTTGCTTCTGGCACGTCTGCAGTCCAGACACGAGCTGACGGCACCAGGTCCGTTAGCGGTTTCCAGTGCGACCAATGCTCGTGGATGGCTTGCTCTACGCTCATTACGTGTTCGGTATCTTTCCCTTGCCGCCGGTGGCAGCGAGTAGGGCCAGCGTTTGCCGATTCTTCATCATCGTGGCGACAAGCCACGGGCGCGGCGAAATAACATTCGTGCCCATTTCCAGATAGTACATGTAAATGGCGTTCCGTCGCACACCGACGCGCACGGCGGGAGCCAATCGGTTATCGTTGAACTCAAACACAACGCCGTCGCGGCCGTGCCCGGTACGCGCACGCGGCGGCTCGCCCGGCTTGCTTGGCGAGAAGTAGCCTTTGACCTTGCTGCGTACCAGCTTTCCGCCCTTCGCTCGTATCTGCTTGTTGCTGCGTGTGCGCGGGTTGCTTTTATTGACCGCCGACCGTGCCGCGGTATGCAAGAACGTGCCGGCGCGAATCAGCCCTTCAGCACTAGCGGCTTGCACCGCTCGCTTCAGTTCTTCGCCATGCCATGTAATGCGCACGCTCACGTATTCCGCTCCACGCTCACGGTGTAAAGTCCAGTAATCGAATCACGCTGCGAATCGCCGGTAATCTCCCACACGGTCCCATCCTGCGCCACAATGCGGTATTGCTCGCCAAGCAGCACTTGCTCCGCAAAAAACACGGTGCCCGTGATGCGGCTTGTTCGCTGCTCGCGCTCCTTCTCTCGCTGCGCCGCTTCCTGTTGGATGCGGGCCCGCATGTTGACCTTGTAAACCGCCCACGTATAAACCGCCGAACCGTCGCTGGCCTTGCTCGCTGTTCGCTTCTGAATCGTGATGTAGGTATCCAGCCCGCCGATGATCGCCAACTCACGGCAGATGCACCGCCAGCGGGCCGATAGCGTTTCCTTGTGTGCCTCCAAAATCCGCCACTCGCCACCATCGCCATCGGTAATCGTGCCGCCCAAGTACGGCGTGCCGGCGCTTAACGGGAAGTGCCACGCGGTATCGCTCGTGGTGTACTTGCCCTGGCTGGCCGCCGCTTCTCGCTTACTTACCGCACGCCTTAACGCCGACTCCACTTCGACCGATTGCACTCCTAGCAGCCCATCGGGCGGCGCTAGTGTTACTTCCTCTAGCCCGTCAACGACGGCGGCGAAGTCTCCGGCAATGTCGGTCTTAAAGGACATAAAAAAAGGCCGGGCCTGTGACAGCCCGGCCCCGTTGGTTGCTCGCTGTAATCAATTCGTTCAGGCCGACAAACGCTCCACCGAAACATGCCGCGGGTCGGGCCGCTTTTTAATGCGGTCGTTAAACAACGCCCGTGCGTCGATCTCCGCTTGTCCGGGGTGTCGATTCTCGACCTCGATCACTTCGCTGAAACTCTGATAGGTCAATTTAAACTTGTGTGTCGGGCCGGGGTTGCGCTGGTGGGCTTCGGGTGCATTGCGCTGCAGCGCATCCTTGACCACCGCTTCCCGCGCTTCGGGTGCCGCGTCCTTCGGGTCCACCGCTTTCATCGCGGTGCCACGCAGCCCCGCATCAACTTTCGCTTTCACTGGTTCGGCCATGACTTTCTTTCGCGTTATGCAAGTCGGGAGATTGCCCCTCCACTTGATTTATCAGGCGGTGCTCTTGACCACGTAGCGCGGCTCAACCGTCGCATACGCGCCCATTTCGCTCACCTTGTATTGCGTCACAATGTCGCGGTTGAATTCGTCGTGCGAATTGGCCGGGGCTTGCGATACGGTGGCCGGCCACACTTCCATATAGGCGAACGCTTTGGAAATGCTGCCCAAGTACCAGCTAGTGTCGGTCGCCATGCGGCTGGCTAGCAGGCGGCTGGTGCGCAACTGATAGCGACCCTTCCACGGGTTTTGAATGATTTGCATCGACGGGTTGCCGCTGGTCGCGTAGCCGCCAACCGCAACATGGACTTCCATCGAATTCAGCACGAAGTTCGCGGTCGCTTCCTCCTGTTTGCAGCACACTAGGTCGGTGGCCGACACGAGAACCGGGCGTCCGGTAATCGGGTCCAGAATGGCGTTGAGCAACTGCTCCGCGGCGTCCAGGTCGGTGTAGTCAGCGAGGCCGTTGCTGGCGGCCAAGTTGTCCCACGTGTGGGTGCCGCTGTTGTCGTTGTACGTCGCAATCGCTGCGTTGTCTTTGTAGCGATAGCGGTGCGCCGTGGTGTTTTCGTCGACCACGCAGTCAATCGCGCGGATTTCTTTGTTGTAGGCGATGGTGTCGCCAATCGCGCGGGCCTGTTCCAGCACGAGGCCGGTTTGGTCGAACGTGATGATTTCTTTGGTCAGGCTGATCTTGCCACCACGTTTGACGGGCGGCGGCGTGCGAACCCAATCTTCGGTCAGCGACAGTTCGGGGTATTCTTGACGCTCGTTGACCACTTCGGCATCGTCGCCAAAGCCACCGACGCGCGGCATGGTTTCACCCAGGCGGTGCCGGGCGGGCTTCGACGGGATAAGGCCGGTGAAAACGTACTCTTCGCTTTCCATCGCGTTCATCATTTCAGCGAACACGATGTTTTGCGTGAGTAGCGCGAAGTCGCTGGTTCCCAGCGAGTCGGCTTCCGTCACGCTCAACGTGTCGCCATGCCGCCAAGCCTGCATGATCTCGGTGGCGTGCGGCACGGTCGCCTCGAACAACCGGGCGATGGAGAATTCCTGCGGATTGCGCTGGCCACTGCGAAGCTCTTCCTTGAGCCTTTCGCTAACTTTGGCCGTGCCGAACGACTTGATAGCCGAACGAATGTCGTGGTACTTGTCGAAAGCCCGCATTGTATTCACTCCAAAAAAAGTAATCTTGTGTGCCCTGGCGAATAAAGTTAGACCTTCGCCTCAAAGGCGATGTAGTCGATGTTGACCGTTTCGCCACCGTTCGCACTGCCCGCCTTCACGCCCGCCGCGACGTTCATTTCGGTGGCGTTTGTGAAGGTGAAGAGGTCGCGGTAAGCGAGGTTGCCGTCGATGATGTAATTCAACCATCCTTGCTTGCTGCTGGTCGGGTTCCAATGAATTTCCAAAACTTGCGCGGTCGAACCGCCAGCGGTTTTCGCGGTCTTGTCGAGCGAATTCGCGGCAGTCAGCTCCACTGTGTTTTGCGTGGTACTGATGCTGTTCCAGATTTTCCAGTTCGTGCCGCCGTCAACCTTGACGAATGCCGCACCGCTGGCCGTGGTTTTCAGTCCGCCGCCGTTGTCAACCAGCGTGTTGGCCACGCCAGCCGCGTCGATCACACCGAAGAACACGTTGGCATCGTCGGTGTTGCTTTCCGTATATTGCACGCTCGCCTTAACGGCAAACGGTTTCCCGGCTTGGAACTTGACGATTTCTTTCGTGGTGTAGAGATATGCCTCGTTGTTGTCGGTGTTTCCGGAGGCCAGCGCCACAACGCCGCCGTGGGCATCGCCAATCGTGACCGTCGCGCCGGAATCCGGCGAGAAGTCACTAAACAACTGGCCTTGATAGACCGTGATTGCGCCGGTGTTGTCGGCAATCGCTTGGGTGGCGACGTAAACCGGCGTGGTGAAATGTTCGACAAAGCCAAAAGTTTGGCCAGCCAAATTGAAACCGGGAAATTCGTTGACGCCCTTCATGGAATAAGCTCCGTAAATCTGTTGTCAAGCCGCTAGTGCGGCGAGGGGTTAGGCAAAAAGTTCCTCAAGTTTCACGTCGCCGTTGCTCGAACCATTCCAATCGCGGCTTACGGGTGCGCTGAATCGCGGCTGCACCAGCGGGGCGAGGCTTTCGATCATGCGGTCTTGCGTGGCCGCATCGGCATTCATCAACTGTTCGCGGAACACAGCAGGCACCGCGTCCAAAGTCAGCTTGGCGGCTCTGAGCTTTTCCGCGACGCGCTTTTCGTTTTCAATCTTGGCAAGCTGCTCGGTCAGCGACTTGACTTTGGCTTGCAATGCCTCGGTGGCCGGTGCGTCGTCTTTCGGCTCTTCCTTCGGCTCTTCGCTCTTTTCCGGCGTGCCACCGCTCATCAACTTTTCTTGGGCCTTCAGGATTTCCGCGATTTTCTTTACGGTGGCTTTCGCGTCGAGCTTGTCGTCGTCGAAAGCGGCCATCACCATGGCACGAAACGCGCCTTTGATTTGATCGTTGGCGTCCATCGAAGCCGGGGCATCGACGGGAGAATCTGCCAGCATGTCGGCCTCTTCTTTCAGCCAATTCGCGGCACGTTCGCCATACTGTTCGGAAAGAATTTCGCGGGCAGTCTTGCTCATCGCCGGGTGCTCCGATTCGTAAAGGCTTTTGGTTGTAGCTGGGTCGGCCACTAAATCGACCGATGCAACTTTTGTGATCGCTTCCACCACGACGCGGCCGGCCTCGTGACGGGTTTTGGCTTCGACGTTGTGAGAAAAGCCAACACTTTCAGGCGAGTGTTCCGCATCCCAAAGCAGTTGCTCCGCTACGGGGTGTTTCGGGTTGAAATGAAAATCGCCGTACAAACCGCCGTCGCTGCTTTGCGTGACGTTTTTCACCGCGCCCAAGCGGTCGCGGTAGCCGCGAGGTTCGCTGGGCTTACCGGCATGATCGACGTTGACCCTGGCACCCTCGTACAGCGAAGCGGCTTGCGCGACGCTCTCGCGGGTGTAGGTTCGACCGTTGCGCGATTCCAGGCCGAGAATCTTCACGCCACGAATGACATTGGCTTCTCGGTCAACACGCAGAGCCACGCCGCGGTTGTCGGCGTACTCGACCAAAGATTCCTTGCGTGTTTTTCGCGTCGCGGTTGCCATGCAACCATTTATACGCGCCGCAAGCTATTTCCGTTCCGCGATAGTGCCCTTGAGGGGCAAGTGAACTTCTGGCAATGCAACGGGGTCGGGTCGCCGATGATACTGAACGTGATCGCACGACGGTATCGGGCAGGCGTATTTCCTGTGCGTCGCGCCTGATCGAACGCCTCTCAATCGCAAGCCATGTTGCGGGCAGAATAAAACCCGCTCCTGTGAACGCGGTCGGTATTCCATTACGCGCATCCTGCTAAATCCTTGGGTTCGTAAGCCGGGTCCACTTCGCAACTCCCCCACGGATGCGCATTGCCGAAAGCTGTATCGCCAAAATGCTGCACCTGCACACAACGGGTTGCGTAGTACCTTGCGCCGGCGGCAAATAACGCCCGCCCTAGTCGCCAGTCTTCGGGCTGGCAGTCTTGGTCCCAGGTGCCATCGGCACACAAAACGCGGCGATTGCGGAAGTCAAACGCAAAATCCGCTACGCCGTGGTCGTCGGTTGCGGTCCAAATCGGCTTGCGCAAGTCGGCTAGCCAACAGCCGGTATTGATAAGCAGCGGGTGCCCTGGAAAACCAGCATCGGCGGCCGTAAATGTCTCCGGCAGTTTGACAACTTCGCGCATCGTCAGCCGCTTTAGAACTGTCCATTCATCATCAATGCTGCCGATTGCCGTACTCGTTAGGCCCTGCGGTGTTTTGATCGGCACAACAACGGAAACCACGTCGGCGCTCATCTCTTCGAGCTTGTCGTACAACTTATCGAGCCAGGCAGGTTCAGGAGCAATGTCCGAATGGAGCATCGCAAAATGTGTCGCGCCGTTGTTCAATGCCTCATTCAGCAGCATGTTGAACGTGTACGGCAAAAGGCTGGTGCCCTTGCCGCCGGTAATCATTTCGTACCTGTGCCGGTTCCGCTCGCTGCGCGGGGTGGCGAATATGCTTTGTGCCGCGCCAATGTCAACCAGGCGGTTGTGACGCGGGAACGCTAGGTAAACTTTGTTCATGCAATCCACCGTATTGATTTTTCTGCAAGTCCTACATAACAAAACCGACATTTCTAATAGTTTGGATCGCCTCTTCACGGTCGCGGAACAACTCGTATGCCTTGTAGCGCCGCTCCGCTCGCTGTTGCGGTGTTTCGTTTTTCAATGCCGTCACGCTCATCAAATTGCCTTCGGGGTCAACAAAATCGACCCACTCCGGCCGCTGCCCGGTATCGGCGTACACGTCCTTCATCGCCTTGTACCGCCGCACGCCTACGGCATCCATGCGTGCGCCGTCGTCGGCGGTTTGAAACCAGCGGTCGTAAACCGTGGGGTCTGGTATCTCTTCACCGGCCGCGTTGGCAAAGTCCGCCGCTAGCCGCGGGTCGCTCTTAATTTCTTCGGGTGGGGCCAGCACTGGCGAAGCCCAGCAGCGGCAATTCGGTTCCGGCGATTTACCGGGCGGGATAATCATTTCGTCAACCGAATCCTGGCCGGCTGTCGGCTCTAGGTAGTAAATCTTCCCGTTGCGTGCGGCGTGGTCGGGCCGCGTGTTTTGGTCCAACTGCGCGTTGTGCTGATAGCCGATCAGAAGCGGGCCGATACTCTCGAATGAATCGGCTTGGGCCTGAAGGCTCACCCGCTTGGCTTCGGTTCGCGCGATGCGCCGGGCCGACGATGCCGCTAGGTCGAACTGCCCGCCGATGCGCTGCGTCAACTGCTGGACGTTCTCGCCGCTCGATATTCCTTGGATGATCTGCGAAGCCAATGCTTCGGGTTGCGTTACTTGCCGCGATAACGCTTGAAGTCGCTGCACCCACGATTGCCCTTGGCTGTCTGGGCTGAAAACGATTTGACTGGTTCGCTCTGGCGACAGCGGCGGAAAAATCAATTCCTTCACCAGCTTATCGCGCTGCTTGCCGGTAAGTTTTCCAGCCCGAATCGGCTCATCCTGAATTTGCACCAACAGCCCGCCAACACAGATAAAGCCGGGCGGTGGTGGCAATAGCGGGTTGCACGGGTCGCCTTCATCTGGTGCCGGGGCGGCAATGCCGGTACGCGGCGGAAAATCGGGTGGCACCATACCGCCGGCAGGCAAGACGGTTGCTTCCTTTACTTTCGACGGCAGCGACGGAATAAGAATTTTCCACCAGTTACGCGGCACGGTTTCAACCAGTGCGTTAGCCGCTTGCTGGTGGCTCCACGAGGCCATTGCCTCAAACCGGCGCAGCATGATTTGCGCGACTTCCCGCCACAGCCCTTCAACGGCACTGCGCACGCCGCGCGTATCGAGCGTCGAACCGGCAGCGATTGCGGCGGCGGTGGCACGTTTCGACGCGGCCCGTATCTCACGCTCGACAGCGTTGGCCGTGCCTTCGGCGCGGCGCAGGGCTTCGATTTGCGCGATATGCGTGCGGCTGGCTACGCGGCGGCTGATGTAATCAAGCGGCATCCATGCTCCCTAAAATATCCACCGCCCCGCCCAGCCCCCCGCCTTGCTGCTGTTGATGCTCGGCAATGTTCTGTTGCTCTTGCTCGTAATCCAAACCGAAGTTCGCCGCGGCGGTCTGCGGCGATAGTACGCCCATCGATACCAATGCCTGCGACTCTTGCACTTCGGCCAGCTTATTGCGCGTGATAATTTGCGGCAGGCCGACTTGAATCTCGATTGCCCGCGATAAGTCGCCCGGCAACAGTCCAATAGCCTCGGCGTGTTCCATCGCACGGTAAAGAACCTTCAAATCGGCGTGCTTGGTTTCGTGCTGTAATCGCTCGAACATTTTGATTGCCGGGCCTTCGGCAACCATCGTGCTGGCGTAGTTCGCGTTGCTGGCGTCGCTGGTCAGCATGAACTCCGGCATCACCACGCGGCTGGCAACGGCCCGCAAAATGGATTGCAGGCCCGCCACGGCATCGGCTACCATGCCCGCCACGGCAGGCGGGAACGAGTAATTCAGTCCGGCCGGCGCGTCGATGATGGTGCCCGGTCGGTAGCGGCCTAAATACTCTGGCTGCTGCGTGAGCGGGTTTGTG